GCATGCCACAATAAGGACACTCGTCTTTGCCATGTTTTCGCCTTAACCCCCACCACTTTCGTGATAGCCTTTTGTGTCTCATACTGAGACGTTTTACATATAAATCTAATTCATCATCTGACATTGCCTCTGCACTTGGCATCATCTTCTGTTGTACTGGTTGTCTTGTAAGTACGTTAGGGGCTGGAGCCACCTCCCTTTGGGGTTCCTCTTGTTGTGTGTGTTGAGGTTTGCGTGCTAGGGTCGTCATCTGAGGTGGTCCAGCCATTAATTGTCTTCCTCCTTTAATTCATCTAAGGATCTTCTAAAATTTTTACATTCACTTGTTAACTTAATCATATCAGCAAACCATTTGCCTTTCTTGCTCATAGCCCTCCTTTACGCATCATCTGAGCTGTCCTGGTTGCTGCCTGTCCTACTTGCACTTCAGGACTGACAAATGCTTTGACAACCAAAGCTTTGATCGTAGACAGGATCACACTTACTGCTAAAACAAACATAAGGAATCCATTGTATAACCAAGCAACTCCCCATATTGCCATACCGTACTCTGTAACTACTGTATCATAATAATAACCTACATAGAGTCCGATTCCGCCGAATGCAAAGCCTAATCCCATAAGCCATACACATCTCTTAAACCAAACCCATTCTATGTATCTACAGAACTCTACATCCTGTTGGCCTCCTGCACCCATTGTGCTAGGATACCTGCCAGTGCTAAACAACATATTTCTTATGAATCTCATTTTGTCACCACGAAACTTGTATCTAAGTACGACATCTGTTGAGAGTCCATCGCTGCATAAATATCACGTTTAAAGTCTCGTGAAAGCTGATATGCAACCTCGTATCCGATGGGTTCTGCTCCTTCAGGCATCGGGATCCACTTAGGATGGTAGGTAAATATACTTATCCTACGATAATTTGGTTTAAAATCTAACTTGTCATCATGGAACTCAAGATATGATTCTTGCTTAAATCCTTCTTCATCTATTATCTCAGTAAGTTGATGCTCTCCTAATTTAGTCTTACAGATAGTTTCTACTGTCTCCACAGGTATTGCTTTAGATACTGACAAGGTTGTCTGCCATCTAAATAGATCAGTAGGCGTAAGATTCTCTACTACGGAATGTAATAACTCGTCACAACCAATTATACACTCACTCATGTCAAAAGTCTTTATTCTTACACCTTTCATAGTAAAATCTTTGACTTTGCCCTTTACTGATCCTGCTGTATTACTTACTTGAATCCAATCATCTATAGAAAACTCCGTTCTATATGCTACTGTTAAAAATGAAAATGCTGTATTTACTGGACTATATTGACTTAATGCGATATAGGTAAGTGCTGAGAAGCCCACAATGTATTCTGTTTTAGCCAATACGCCACTGTATGCAGCAAGACCTACTAGGAATACCAAACCACCTACAACGCCAAATACTTGCGCCGCAGCCTTACCTTGTAAACTTCGAATCTTAAAATCTAATGTATTTAGTTTTTTAACTCTGCTGATCGCTGCCGATACTCCCAGCGCTACTGCGATAAACCATGCAAAAACTAAACCCTCTTCCACTATTTCTTACCCTTCTTTGCTATCTTATCAATATGAGGTCCTTGTTCTGCCTCTAACAACTCGCCTGTGTTTGGATTAATGTATCCACCAGCCTGAGCTGGCATAGGCATTGGTTGTTGTTGTTGATATTGTTGATATGGAATCATGTTAGGTGGTACAGGTTGTCCTACATGACCGTCACGGTTCATGTCCCAGCCTGTTCTGTTTTCCATGTAGTTCATTGCATTACTGAACATACCTTGGTTTTGATAGCCCGAAGGTTTTTTCTTTCGCTCTGCAAAATCCTCTAGATCTTGAGAGTCTGCTATCGTGGACAGTATTGTGTATGTGAAAGCACCACTTACCGAACCAAACCATAAGGCATCATTGTATTGCATGCCGCCAACATACATCAAAGTAAATGCATTTGCTATAAAAACTAACAGTGCACTTAGCTTGTTGTAAGATTGTTTTATTTTGTGCTTAATCGCTTCGTCCATTCTCGATTTCCTCTTTTGCTCTTAGCGTGACAAACCTCGCAGTGTAGTAATTCCAAGGCTTTCCCGCTTTAGTTAAAATGGATGCCTCGTTTAAATACTTTGCTATGCGGCCATAGGAATATCCTTGCTCACGCATATTTACCATTTTTAAACATGTATTCCATTCTTTAACTGTAGATCCAAATCGGTTTGATCGGTAGTCTCTTTCTCTCTCGTATTTTACTTTAGAAAAATTAGCTTTAGTTGCGGAACCCATACCTGCAAAGTATGATCCGTCACGTGTCTGCCCTGGCTTACTCAAACCAAGATCCGCTTTGTTCATCCTGTCTGTAACTCTACTGCATTATCTAGTGCTGGTTTCTCTAGCTTAAGATCATCATCCCCTGCCTCATCTGCATCCAATAACTGCTGAGTGTCTAAGGTGTGATGGAATTGTCTTATGTTAGAACTAGTATTAGCAAAATCACAATTAATTACAGAACCTACAACAGTTACATCGCCATCTACAATAACATTCTCAAGTGTTCCAACCACTTCTCTACTTGTAGTTGAGCCAGTCTGTAGAACAAAACCTGTTTTTTCGGCTGCTGAAAAACCCGAAATAGTTGTGTTACCTGTTAAAAGTGTGCTTTCTTGTTCCATGTGAAATTCGTCACCGCCTGATGCAAATGATTTTAGTGTTGAATTTCTTAAATCTAAAGTTCCATTATTTCCATTTACGTCTACCGTAAGTGCAGTTATTGTATTACCATTAGCATTGAAGGTTGTACCACCGTTTACTTCTAACTCACTTGTAAGTGTAAGGTCGCCTGTTGCTTGTGTAGTTCCTCCGCTATTTGCAATAACACAAGTTTTCATAGTACATTCTGGAATAGACATTGTACCGCTTGAGTTGTTAATTTTTATCTGATGCATATCTGCTAATGCAGTTGTTTTAACATCTGAACCAATAGTTATTGTATGAGCTGTCCATAGTGTAACTTTGTTAGATGCAGAACTAGCGTGCGATTTAATTTTTTCATTTACAATTAAATTACCTGCTACGTTTATAGTGCTTCCTGCATCGTTAATTGTAAACACCTCAGTAGTAGAACCATCGTTTATTGTTAAATTATTAACAAATTCTCCACCTTGTATATTCATAGTTTGAGTTCCAGACTTAGCCATTACAAGCGTAGAAGTGCCATAGGTAAATGTTCCTGCTCCTGCCCAAAATGCACTTGACAATGTTCCTGTGTTTGTGTTTGAGCTACTATCTTCTAATGATGTTCCTGTGCCTTCATCACATTTATATCTAGCTACTAAACCTGTTGAACTTGCTAAAGTTCCTCCTTGAAACATATCAGCTCTTATTTGCGCTTCAGTTTTAGCTACATTAAACAATCTTATTTCATCAAGCGAACCTGTATAATAAGTACCATTAAGTTCAGAACCTAAAATTAACTGAGTTGATGAAGTAGTTATTGTACCTGTTTCTGCCAACGTATTTTCTAATTTACCATCTACATAAATTTTCATATTTGTTTGGTCGTACGTTGCTGCAATATGATGCCATTTACCATCATTAACTGTCGAGGTTCCTGTAACTGATTTGTTAGAACCTGTGAATATTAAGAAATTAGCTTTACCACCTTTGGTTTCTATTCTGTAATAACCGCCTTGTTTAACGACAAAAGTTCCTTCTGCATCTGTAGTTTTTACCCAACATTCCATAGTCAAAGCTGTTGTGAAATCTAAACTGTTATTATCCGCAATTACCACTTGGTCATCAGTTCCGTCAAATGTCAAAGCACTTGCGCCAAGCAGACCACCACTGGTAGTAAAATCTCCTGAACAGGTAAGTGTTCCAGATCCAGCAGTCATTGTTCCGCCTGTGGCTATTTTTACATCTCCAAACGTATTAGAAAGATTATTCATATCTAAAGTTCCACACCCTACAAGTAAATTACCTCCCTGTGCTACTCCTCCCATAGTTGCAGTTCCAGTTGAATTTATCATAAAAGTTCCACTTGTAAGTTCGCCATCACCAAAATCAAAATTAGTAGCACCAGTCATAACTACAGCATTTAATCCAGACTCATTATCAAATGATGAATCTAAGTTTAAATCAGCAGCAAAAATTAAAGCACCATCTATATCCATATTACCATCATTGCTTAAAAGTCCACTGAACTCAGCCCTCTGTCCATTGAAATCTAAAGTATCTCCACTACTTACTGTTACGGCATCAAACTCACAATCTCCTGTAAGTGTCAATGTCACACCGCCACCGCCTGTTGTTATGTCTGGATCTAGATCACAATCTGCGATTCTTACTTTACTGCCTGATCCACCAGAATCAAAATCTGGAGCTGTTGCAGCAGTCCAAGGATACAAAGAACTTGCAGCCTTTATTTCTGCAAAATTAGTGCCGTTACTTGTAAATTGTATTGCATTACCAGTAAGACCTCCTGCGGATGATGTCGTTCCTAATTGTAAACTGATTGTTCCGTCTAAAGGTCTAATTTGAGCAAAACGAGTTGTAGCACTTAATATATTTTCAACGGTATATGTAACATTAGCACCTCTAAAAACAATAAAACCAGTATTAGCTTCTAAGTTATAAAATGTAATCGGTTTGTTAGTAGTTCCTGCATTTATTTGTGCAGATTCTGCGGATGCAGACACAGCTCTTACTGTTCCATTGTTATGTGTAAAGGTTCCGTTTATTACAATGTCATCAGCTATATCCAAGTTGCCTCTTGGTGCTGACAAAGTTCCGTTATCTGATACTGTAAGACAAGTGCCTGATCCATCAAGGTCAAGAGTGCCGTTAACGCAACTATCAGCGTCAAGGTTTACTCCAGCAGCATCTAATCTGTTAAATTGATTTGTGCCTAAAGAACCTTTTGTGCCTGTATCAGTAAATGCACCAGCAGCATCTACGGCAGATTCAGTAGTATGTCCTTCATCAAGTTTCCAATGAAGAAATGCTGTTTGTGGATATGTATTAGAATACAAAGAAGCTACTTGCTCTGCACTTAATTCATAATTAAATATTTTTACATCTTTAATTTTGCCATCAGCATAATTATTATCAAAACGACCTATGTATAATTCGGCTGAACCGTTTTCCATAGCATCGTAACTTGATGCGTTTTGCCCAGAATTGTCATCGTCAACTCTAACACCATCAACATATAATTTCATAGTGTCTCTCACGGCAGTTCCGCTCTCTGTAGTTGCACCTGAAGTAGCGACTACATGAATCCAATCACCTTGTCGAGAAGTTAACGCTGTAGTAGATTTACGACCCTGCTGACAATTATCAACACTCTCATCAAATACCACAATTTCTAATAAATCAGAACCGTCTACATGGAAATTGTATTCTCCGTTTGTGTTTAAAATCCCTTTTGATAATATTTTAAAATTAGTAGCATCATCCATGTTTATCCATGCAGATAATGTAAAGGGTTCTTGCGTAGAACCATCACCAAAACTTAAACCATCATTGTCTCCTACTCTAAGGTATTCAGCAGCACCATCTAAATCAACAGATGACAAAGCCAAACCCTCTACCTTTCCTTGGGTGATCGTAAACGTTCCATCTGTCGTTGTACTATTATCATATACATCTACATGAAACTCATCGTAAACTACACTGCCCATATTAGATGCAGACGCAGTATTACTATTGCCAGATGAATCTGCGGTAGTTGAAGCATTAAATTTATACCATCCTTTAGGTGGATTTGGACTTATTAAATCAGGATCTTGATTTATTTTAGCTGCGGCAATAGGTGCTTGAGTAGATGATATTCCCGAAGCTTTGTATATTTTAGCATCCATTATGTAACCATCAAATACTCTTGTGCCACCTGAGTTAGCACCAATATACAAATCACTTGAAGCATCTGAAGAACGTGTGCCTGCTGGTGTGCTATCTTCTGTAAGTGTTTGAGCTACACCATTAAGATAAAAAATTGGGTCGTTAGAAACACTACTGCCGTCATAAACAATTGCAACATGACTCCAAGCATTAAGTGGTACAACTCTATTAGTTGTAAACCAATCGCCAGTAGTAGTGCTAAAAGAATGAGTAAAATTTAATTTTACAAATCCACTTGATTCATCTTTTAAATGAAAGACCCATTGATTTTTATCAAATATCCTACCAAAGTTGCCTTCACCATCTGATTTAGGATATATCCAAGCCATGATTGTACCTGCACCGTTGAAAATATCATCAAACATAGTAGGACTTCCTGCGTTTACGGATGAGGTGCTTCCGTCAAAATTACCATAAATAGGGTCAAGATTTACATTAACGTTTGCAGATCCTAAGTTACCTTCTATGATCCCGCCCGTGCCTACTATTTCTATTGTGCCTGTCATAGTATTGAACCTCCAATGTTTCTTATTCCGCCCATCTTAACAGTGCCACCTGCATCAGACCTATAATATGTTCCTCCATTTAAAACTACCAAACCGTGATGCGTAATATCTCCATTGTGCCAATTTGTATTAACACCGAACGTACCGTTTGTTTCTATGGTTGTCTGGCCATATATTTCATATTCATCTCCATTAGAATTGTCATCAAACTTACCTTTTATTATTTTTAAATCCCCTAAAACAGTTACTTTCGTACCTGAACCTTCTGGTTCCAATATACATAAATCTGTTGTTCTATTCAATTCAAATTCAACGTCGTTTAAGGTATTACATTCAATTTTAGAATTTGCATTAAAATTAGGTGTTTCAAAATCAACTCTAACTTTTCCATTATTGTGAGTAAATGTTCCTCCGTTAAATAATGAATAATTACTGGAAGTAGAAGTAAGAGTAGTTGTTCCGCTTGTTGCACTGTAGGTTCCTCCACTGTTGATCGTAAGACTTCCAAACTCACAATCGTTAGTAAGATTACTATTTCCTAACGTACCGTTAAGTGTTACATCACCAAGAACTTTAATTCCACTATTAGCATTATTAGCTCCTAGCGTTTGACCTGCCGCTACAATTAAATCTCCTTCTACATTAAATAAAGTACCTGTTGCCCAAGCAAAGTTAATACTATCATTAATTGTAAGATGATGAAAGGGCGCATTGTTTACACTAAAACCAGTAGGCGCACCACCTATTGAACCCATTTGCACTTTTGTAATTGAACCACCTATAACAAAAGTTCCATCATTATTGTTAAACGTTCCATCTACTCTCATACCAGTATCTACTGTTCCATTCAAAGTAGTAGTTTGATTTGTTGCATTATAAGTTCCTGAAGAGATTATAAGACTTCCGTGACTAACTGTTGAAGCGTTACCTGTAAATGTTCCTCCGTTAAGTGTGCAAGCTCCTACTACTGTAAGGTTTCTGTCTGTAGAACTGTATCGTGTGTTTAATGTACCTACAACTGTAAGACTGCCGTTTACTGTTAAATCTCCTCTTAGTACAGTTGTAGATCCACCAGCTTCCATATTACGATGAATAGTTGTGCTATTATAAATCTCACAAGTTGTACCTCCACCACTTATTGTTAGATCATACAACCCTGTAGTTGACGTAGCATCTCCTGCTCGTATTGCTGCATGTGCAATACCTCCACCTCCATTGTTTATTACAACAGTTCCATTTGAGTGAGTATATGTGCCATCTATTGCAAATGCAAAATCACTATCGTCTTCTCCACTTAAAGTTAAATGATTAGAACCATCAGCAGTCCAAGCCCCTCCACTTTCTACTTTTAGTGATTTGAAAGTATGTGCTGCATTCTGCGTAACGGTATGTCCGTTTTGTATTATAGCGTTTTGTGAACTTGTAGGAACTTGACCGCCTGTCCAAGTAGTACCATCATTAGAATTACCTGAACTTGCCGAGGTTATATTGTCGGTCATTCACTAAACTTGCTCCGCATAGACAATAACAGTCAAATCTGCACCATTGCCTGTAGCTCTTACACATAGATGTCTGATCGGTGTTGTTGAAATTGCCTTAAGTGCGTTACTACTTGTACCTACACTTATGTCATCTCCAACTTGTGTCCAGTCAGATCCACCCTCAGAACCTGGAGTATCTTTCAATGATCCATAAACTTTAGCCGTTCCAGCTACAGATCCATCACTGTTGAAGATCTGAATTGCATATCTGTTAAACAAAGCACAGTCGAATTTATCTAAAACCGTAGTTTCAGATCCTCCGACTGCCGTCTCTGTGTTTTCAAACTTTGCTGCGTTGCGTGTCTGATCTAGTCTTAATGTTGTTCGTACTACAGTTGATGCCATTAGTCTGCCCTCTTAGGCTTCTTAAGTCCCTTGGGCTTTTTAGGCTTTACTTCTTTTTTGGCTTTGGGTTTTCTAGCAGCTTTGCTCCCAGATTTAGGCTTTCTGCTCCCAGTCTTAAGCCCCCCGCCAACGTCTTTTTTGCTGACGGGATCCTTAATCTGTAAGATTCCAACCCTTTTGCGAGCTTTGATTTCAGCAATGAGTTTCTCATCTCTGACCTCAACTTCTTGACCTGGATAGAATGTGACATTCTGCCCAGTGCCAATCCTCCTAATAAGAGGCTTAGCCCCATGATTGATGATCTTGACCATATTCTAAGACCTCCAATCACTTTAAGCGTTCAAATCTCTTACACTACCGCTGGTGTTCCATCTGTAAGTAATCAATTCCATTGCACTAATTAATGCAAATTGCTTGGTTAATGATTGTGTTACAGCTAGGTTATCATTAGCTACATAGGTTGTTGGTGCTGCAACTCTCAAAGCGAATTGTGGCAAGTCCAACAAGTGTATTCTGGATGTAGTATCTTTTGTTACGTGTTGTGATACAAAAATTGGTATTCCATTGTAAGATCCAACTCTGCTGTCGTAGTTTAGGCCAGCTTGTCCGAGAACTCCATTTTGTGAAGCTGCTCCACCTTGTGCTGCATCGTAACGTAGGATAGTAGCTGCGCCACCATCTCCACCTTTGGTTAGTAATTGTTGAATGTTCATGTATGTGTCGTGACCTGTTAATAGAATCAAATCTGCGTAGTTTGCTCCATTAGTCATTACACCTTCAATCATGTCATCTAACATTGCTGTTGTAAGTGCTCTGTCAGATCCGTCATTGTGACCTGTGTGACCTGCGTCCATCCAAGCTGCTTCTGTTTGCTTGGTTAGGTTGTACATGTCACCATCAGTTCTTGTAGATAATGGACCGCCACTTGGATTACAGTAAGCATCTGTGGTTGTTACACGATCAAGAGATTCTAAATTAGCTGCTGTGACTGTGTCTGCATCTGCTAATAACATCTGATCCATACCAAAGACGTGAGCATCTCCCATTTCTTTTCTCATAAAAGCTGCAAGTCCTTTCAAACCATCATCTGCGTCAGATAGCAATTCTGCTTTGGTTGAGATTTCGTAAGGTGTTACGATTTCTTTCAAAGTTGCGTTTACTTCTTTGAGTGTTGGTGCAGTTGTGTCGCCAAAAGCTCCGCCTTCTGCGGTTCCTGCTGCAAAATCTGCTGCTCCACCATCATCTACTGGACGGGTTGTCATAACTCTCCAACCTGATTGTGTCCAAGGTTCTTTCTTTAGTAGCTTTGCTACTTCAGACTTGGTGTTTAGCTGGTTGTAAACCTTTGCTCCGTATACAACATTGAAAGCGTTTGCTTGGTTGGCAACTGTAAAATCATTGTCACCCTTCTCTATGCCGTATCTTTTTGCTATGCCTAGTGTTCCGCCATAGTAGGCGTTTATGTATTCTTCCATTTCCATGTTTAGTTACCTCTCTCTAATCTTTCTAATTCTTCCCATGACTTGCTAACAAGATCATTGAAATCATATTTTGCTTTAGGAGTCTCAATAGTTTTTGGTGCAGGGGTTGCCTTGCTACCTGAATATACGTTAAATCCGTATTTCTTTAATGTTGCTAAGGATTTTTCTAAGGAATCTTCTTTTGCTTTAGGCTTCTTTTCTTCGTGCATGCCTTTTTCATCTTCTTCTTCCTCTTCTTCTTCATCCTCTTCTTCATGCTCGGCTTTTTCCTCATGGTCCATTTTCTCATCGTCCATCATTTTCTTATCTTCTGCCATTTCAGCTAGATATGCCATGACTTCTTTGAGTTTACCGAGTGTTTGCTCAAGATCCTTGGTAAGTTCATCTTCCTTATTTAGATCTTCTTCTCTAACTGGTTCTTCTAACGCCTCGACTGCTTCAGGAGCCTCTTTAATTTCTTCAACTGGCTCAGATGCTTCCGATTCATGCGTTCCACATGTGCAACTTGACATGACTACTATTTGGAACGGATTATATATAAAGACTTTTTTGATTTCGGAATCAATAACCTCTCAAGCCACTTGGACCTGTAGAGGTTCCCATATCTAACCTAAACTGCATACCTGACGTTCTACCCGTACCGCCGTCTGGTTTTTTGTACGTTTTATCAAACCTACCTGGATTATACCACAATTCAGAACAAAATGCTCTGTCATCTCTCACTTCTTGTCTATTAGGTATGTTCTCTAACCTTCTTACATTAGATAAACAATTCTCAAACCATACTTTACCTGGTGTTTTCTTTTTAGAAATACTTACTCCTTTTTCTAACATTTGCATTATGTCATTTAGATGATCGTTTGATTTCTTAAGTGATTCTGTACTTACCGTAGTCATTGTACCTTTACCTAATATGTCAGATACTCTCTTGCTACTCCACATTCTGCATGACCAATACCTTGCTTTATACTTAGGACCTGGATTGTCGCAGTTGTGTCTTGCTCTAAAGTTTCTACGCCTTTCTGGATCATCACGCTTTATGTCTAACTTAGGATCTCCAAACTTAACTTGTACAACATTGCCCTTATCGTTTTTTACATATACGCCAAACTTCTTGTTACCACCACTTAATCTAAATGGTTTGTTTAATTCTACTTTACGGCCTTGATATTCTGCTTTAAGTATACGTTCATCTTTGTGGCTTTCTAATACTGTAAACGGAAAAAACTCTACTGCACCATCATGTGGCTCATAGTCTCCTTCCATTAATACAGGGCCTTCTTTTGTTTGCATCCAGTGATAACCTTTAGGAGGTTTAACTTTCATAGTTTTGTCATCTGTTTTTTTTGTAGATTTGGGATGACTAGCGGGCAACAGATCATAGTCTGTGGTGTACTTAGGATTTGACGGCCTACCTGAACTGAGTAGTCTTAAGAATGCCTTTACTCGACCTAATGCCCACTGGTCTCGGCTACGTACGCTAGGACGATGGCTCGTTGAGAACGCACCCGCACCTCTACGGAACACTGCTTTTAGTGCACCGAGGTTAGCCTTTTTCCCTTTAGCATTACCAACTTTTTTGTTGTGTTCATCTCTGTAATTCTCTAATGTTTTAATATTTGCAGCACTTAACTTTATACCTCCACGAGTTGCACCAGCAGATCCTCTAGGGTTTCTTGTACTACCTCGCCTTCTTTCACTTGGCTTTGCTGGAGTTTGTGGATGTCTGCTTTTACCTACTGGCACACAGTTAGGTACTTTCTTACCTCCTTCATACTTAAAACCAACCATTTCAAAGCCTGACCAACAAGGTGCGTCTTTTACTCTGTTTATACTTTTAAGTATGTCATCAAGTATCTCGTTAGACTTACTAAATCTTCTAGCTTGTATTGCTCTCTCCTGTCTGATCGCACCTGCTCTAGTATCATGGCAGCCTAGTAACCTTCTATCTTTTTTAGCAAAAAGACAATATTTACCATTCTTGCGCTCTATGATTTTTTCTACCATACTTTCTACTTCGTCAAGTGTTACTTGTACTGTAGATTTAGCTTTAGCCATTGCTACTTGTCTAACGGTAGCTTCGGGGTTAGCAGGATTATCTCCTACCCAAGAAACAGACCAGAGATCCAGTTCGTTGATTTGATTGTGGCAGCTATCTTCATCACAAACTTTCTCTTGATCCATTGCTTCACCCCTAATGCTACTGGCTCCTGTAGAGCCAAATTCTTGAATCTCTTTCCATACTTTGTTGTGCATGGATAATTTATCATGTATGCCTACTCTGACTTTTACTTTGCCATCTTTTATTTTGTAAGCTAACGGTAATCCTATTGGTTGTTCTTCATGTCTGTATGAATATACACCATACTTCATGTAAAAATCCATAGATTCTTTTA